AAACCATCCAGAATCTTCGCGCAATCGAGAAACAGGCGAACAAAGAACGGAAAGAATTGCAGGAACTACGGCAACGTGAGGAAGAGAGACGCTTATCAGCGATGAGCGAACTCGAAAAACTCCAAAAACAAGCCACCGAGACGGCGGCAGAAAACGCCCGTCTGGCAATGGAAATCATACGCCGCGATGTCATCGCAGAGACAGGACTGCCCGCCCTGTTCGCTGACCGATTGAAAGGCGCGACGAAGGATGAACTTATTGCAGACGCGCAAGAGTTGTTAAAAATCCTGCCAGCAGCACCATCGCAACCAACCAAACAAGCACCCCGCATCAACGCCACGAACCCGGCGAATGCTACCGCCAGCGAGACGGACGCCCAACGGCGTGAACGTCTGTTCGGTAGAAATGGCACGGTGTTCGATGTAGACAATATCATCAAGCACGGCGGCGGAGTGATTATCAACAACAAAACGGAGTAATACATGGCATCCCTCAATCCGTCGAGTGACATCAGTTCCTTCATCAGTACCATTTTTGAAGGCGCAATCCTGACGGCACGCGATAATAATGTTATGTCCAGTCTGGTGCGCGTGTTCAACGACCGCACCGGCGTTGCAGTTCGCCAAAACTCACAGTATGGCGGCGCAACTATCAACTCAATCGGTGAAACCGACGACCTTGTTGGTCAGGCATTCACCCCTTCCAGTATCGCCACCTTGACCCCCGCCGAAGTGGGCGCGCAGTATTTTCTCACTGACACCCGCCGCGAGTCTGACCCCTTTGCCGTCGCTAATGATGCGTCGCAAGATTTGGGTCTCGCAATGGCAACCAAGATGGAAACCGATCTGCTCGGTGTCATCCCGTCCTTTACCGGCGGAACTGTTGGCACGGCAGGCAGTACCATCACTTGGTCTTATTTCATGGCGATGGAAGCAATCCTTCGCGCTCAAAAAGCACCGTACCCCTACTTCTCAGTGATGCACCCTTACCAGTGGTACTCACTGGCGAAGGCGGCAAGCGTCGCAGGCACATCCACCAACGCCGCGCCCTCCCTGCTTGAGGAAGTAAACAGCATGTTCTTCGTGCGGCAGGTCGGTGGTGTTTACATCTTCGTTTCGTCCAATCTCTCGATTGACGGTAGCGCGGATGCAAAACCCGGCATGTGGTCGCGTGATGCGATTGCGCTCGACATGCGTCGACAGCCCCGCATTGAAGCGGAACGCGATGCTTCACGGCGCGGTTATGAGTTGAACCTGTCCGCGCTGTATGCTAAAGGCGTATGGCGTCCCACTTTCGGCGTGCAAGGCATCTTTGATTGCACCGCCCCGACAGGAGTCTAATCATGGCAACCTCTAATCCTTTCGCTCAGGTAACGAATGTTGGTGTGTTCACCAATGCCCTGCAACCGCTTTTTAAAGTCCCCACTGGTAGCGGTGGTGTGACTTTAATTTCTGCGGACTGTAGCATGTATACCGCTGGGACTGCCCAGTTGTACATTGTCAACGGTGGTTCGGCTGGCACTTCGACCAGCGGCGGCACAGCGGCAACTCCCGCTGGTACTGCCTACACCGCCAAGACCCCGCAAGCGTTCACCGTTGTTTCCGCCTCCGCCTTCTTTGATGAAGGTGAGTGGGTCGTACTGAAAGAGAACAACGTCGGGTCAACTGTTACGCTGACCCAAGTATCGCTTTGGTTTATGTGGGGCAAGTAAGATAATTTGATAGTGTGCGGGCGCGTAACGTAGTCCACGCCAAACGCCCGCACACAGAAAGTAGACTTAATGCGTTTAACATGGTTAAGTAATGCGCCCTGGACACCGACAGGATACGGCGTACAAACCGCCCTCATCACTCCGCGCCTGAATAGCAAAGGGCACGAAATGGCGGTCATTAGTACATACGGTCATCAAGGGACTGCAATCAATTGGAACGGCGTCACGGTCTTTGGCGCGTCGCACCATCCGTATGCAATGGACATCATGCACGGGCACAGCGACACATGGCGAGCGGACGCGCTGATAACATTTCTCGATTTGCAGGTGATGGATGTAAACAGTCTGCTTGGCACGCCCTGGATTGCGTGGATGCCGATAGATCACCAAACCATCCCGCCCGCAATTTGGAATAATGCCCAATATGCGGATGCGATTATCACCATGAGCAAGCACGCCAGCGCGGAGATGGACAAGACTGGCAAGGCGTATCATTACATACCTTGCGCGATTGATACGAACGTTTACAAACCGTTACCGCAGGCAGAAGCACGCGAAAAAATAAAGTTACCGCTGGATAAATTTATTGTCGGCATGGTTGCCATGAACAAAGGCAATCCGAGCCGCAAAGCGTTCCAGCAGAACATCGCCGCCTTTGCCGCGTTGAAGAAAAAGCATAATGACGTTGTTTTATACCTGCACACTGGCGACGGGTTGCGCGGGTTCGACCCAGATGATTTAATCTCTTATTGCGATGTCATGGGACTTTCGTACTCGTATGCCGTGAGTGACAAACCGAATGACACCGACGTTATCTTCGCTAACCAATACGGACTTGACTCAGCCGGATACTCGCCTGAAATGATGGCGCAGTTGTATTCATCGTTTGACGTGTTGACGGCGGTCACTTTAGGCGAAGGGTTCGGCGTTCCTATCCTTGAGGCGCAGGCGTGCGGATGTCCTGTAATTGTTGGAGATTGGACTTCGATGCCCGAACTCAAGTTCTCAGGCTGGAAGGTAGAGAAGAACGAAGCAGAACCATTGTTCACCCCGCTCAAGTCGTTCCACTACCTGCCCCGCCCCGCCGCCATCGCTGAACGGATGGAAGCGGCATATCAGATGCGCGGCAATCCTGATTATAGACACCGAGCGGTAGCGGGCGCACAGTTGTATGACATCGACAAAGTGATTGATAAGTATTGGATACCAACACTTGAGAAGATCGGCAACCAATTGCAAGGAAAAAAGAGCGGCAGACTGGCGCGGAACTTGGACGGGTTACGATGAGAAACGCAATCTTAATTCAGCAGGTGTATCCCGGTCTTGAGTTTGAGCCGATGCTTGAGTTGACCGAAGCGCACCATCAAAAATACTGTGATAAGCACAATATAGATTATCGGGCAGTTTATGACGAAGTATTCCCGCATGACGTGTTTCTCGGCGGTTACGGCAAGATTGAATTGATGCGTAAAGCATTACATGATGGATACGACCAGGTAATTTGGTTGGATGCTGATACGCTTATCAAGGATACCAGTGTCAACATTGTAAAAGGTGTCCAGTCGCTCAGTATTGGCGCGTGCTGGCAACGCATCCCGCAGTTACATCATTGGAATGTGGGCGCGTTGTACATTGACAACTGCAAAGCGACACAAGACTTTATTGCTGAATGGTTGGCATCCTATCCTCCGAAAGTAGGATGGAAAGAGCAAGGCGTATTCAATCAAATGGCAATGAAAAGCAAAACCGTTGTCACCATCAGCGACAAATGGAACGCAACCTTCGACGTGAGCATGTGTCCCGATGCGGTTGTTCTAGGTTTTCACGGTCAAGGTAACGCCGCGCAACGGTACAAACTGATGAAGGAAACTATGGATACATTATTCCCCGAACAGAAAGCGCAGGGTGTAGCAGAGGTGACGCATGACAGCTAGAAGCGGATTATCAAACCTGATTCTTGAATTGCGTAACATGACCGAAGCGCAGACCGGCGATTATGCAATCAACAGCACCTATTATTGGAATGATGACCACTTGCAGGATATTTTAGACCTGCACCGGCGTGATGTGGTTTGGGAGCAGTTATCCATGTACCCCACCCAGACCACCGGCGGGAGCGCATTGTATCAAGACTATCGTTCCGCGTTTGGATTTTACGAAGCGACCACCGGCGGGACGAGTATCTTATACCTGCAAGACTCAACTGGCGCAACGATTGGCACGGCAAACTATACCGCCGATTATCGGCGCGGGCAGTTCCAATTCTCGTCTAATCAGGCGGGCAGTGTCTATTACCTGACGGGTCGCTCGTATGATTTACAAGGCGCGGCGGCTGATGTCTGGCGACGCAAGGCGGCACACTACGCCCCGACTTCCTTTAACTTCTCGACTGATAACCACTCAGTGAGTCGGGCGGCGGTGTATGAGCATTGTGTCGAGATGGCGCAATTCTTTGAAGACCAAGGGACGCAGAGCATCCAAACCGTGAGCATGTGGCGGAGTGATGTGGCATGATTGACACCGCCATGTTGAACGCGATGCGGGCAGCAATCGCGGAACTGTTACCCGATACCTGCGACATCCTAACTGTTACCGAAGCACCCGACGGGCAAGGCGGAGTTATCCAGACATGGGCAACGGCGTACTCGAATATTGCTTGTCGTTTGGACATCAAGACCCGTCAAGAGCCTGTCATCGGTGATGCGTTGCAGACGTTTCGCGGGTATATGCTCTCACTTCCTTATGATACGGTGATTGCGTTTGGTGACAGAGTCTCTATTGATAGCGTGACTTACGCGGTGATGTCGGTCAATGATGGGCAATCATGGCAGGCAGTCAAGCGTGTGACAGTGGAGGCGGTCTAATGGCTTTCTCTGTTTCGTTTGCGGTGGACGTGTCTGGTCTTGAAAAGATTATTGATAACCTTGAGACTGTGCCGGAAGTCTTGGAAACATACGCGGGGCTGATGGCAGAACGGGCGGCGGAACTTGCCCCCGTTGACACAGGCGCGTTACGCGATTCAATCAAGTATGAAATGATTGACGATGAGACCGCCCGCATCCATGACGGCGTACCATACGGCATCTTTCAAGAGTTAGGCACGTCAAAGATGGCGGCACAACCGTTCTTTATTCCCGCCATCATGTCATACATTAACCCATTTATCGCGGCGATTAAAGGCTTATTCAAATGAACGTATTGAACAGCGCGATTTATTCAAGGTTACAAACTACGAGCGCGGTGCGGTCACTGCTGGCAGGCACGACGGCGATTTATTACATGCAAGCACCCATGTCTCAGGCGTACCCGTATATTGTTTTCAATATTCAGGGCGGCGGGGATGAGAACATGACACAGAACCGAACGAAAGATTTACTTATATATATCCGCGCGTATGCGACAGGTTCGCAAGGCGCGGCGCAGGCGGGCAGTATTGATGCTCAGGTTGACACGGCGTTGCATCTCGTACCTCTGACGGTTAGTGGATGGACTAACTTCTGGTTGGCGCGAGTGCAGGATATTGAAACCGTGCAAAACGAACCGAGCGGGCAAATGGTAGCTTCATCTGGAGGAATCTACCGCATAAGAATACAAGACACATAAGGAGTTTAGAACATGGCAGAATTAGTAGCTGGTCCGACAATGGTATTGACTTGGAGTTATGGCTCCGGGTCGGTAGCTTTGGCGGCAGATTACCGCACGGTGGATTGGTCACCCTCCGTTGCTTACGCTGACGTGACGGCAGGGTCAGACACCCAAACCGCACGCATAGCGACCATCAAGGACGCAACCGCATCCATTGAGTTATTGGTGCAAACCTCCGGCACAGCGATTGCCGCCGCTCTTGCCCCTGGGCAGGCAGGCACGCTGGTTATTCAACCCGAAGGCACAGCAACCAATAAACGCAAGATCACCTTCCCCGCGTATTCAGACGGCGCAAAAGTAACACTGCCCTATGCTGACGTAGCGGTCATTTCCTGTTCGTTCAGTGGCGCGGGTTCTGCCCTTGCCGCATGGACTGACAGTAACAACTAAAAAGAAAGTGAGTAACGATGTCCGATGTAACACTACCTGACGGGCAAGAGATTACCTTTGATTTTGACCGTATCTCGATTGACGAGTACAGAAAATTATTTGACAAAGACACCACCGACAAAGAAGGCGACGAGATACTTGGCAAGGTCGCCGCAATTAAGGTGGATGCGAAAAAGATGGGCGCACGTTCGTTCATGATTCTGAAAGAGGCGTTTTGGAAACGAGCGGCGAACCCACTATCTGACCCAAACTCTCCAAGCGTACCTTCTCAGCCCTGAGATTCGGTGCGCCTGTTCCGTTTGAGTATCTCGTTTGGCGTCTGGTGTTTGAAACAGGCTGGACGCTTGATTATATCCACTCCCTGCCAATGTCAACTTTGTTTGAGTATTTACAGATAAAAGACGGCATGGCAAAGGTAAATAAACGATGACCGAAGTCATATCGATGGAAGCCAAGTTCAAATCCACTGGCGTTGAGCAAGTCGTCAATGGTTTTGAACAAATCGCACGCGCCGCACAAGAGGCAGAGCGCAAACAAAGAACCCTGCAAGACAGGGGATTTTATGCCGCCCAGCGGATGCAAGCGACCGCCATGAAGGAAATGAATAAGGATTTTGAGAACCGCCGAAAAGCGGCTCTTACGATGTTCCCCGCCTTTGAGAAAGCAAAAAACAGCGTCGGTCAATGGGCAACGGCTAACGCGGGTCTGTTGTCTGGTTTGGGTGTGGCGGCTGGCGCAATCTATGGCGCAGGCAAAGCCGCCGCCGCTTCTTACATGGAATTTCAGAATTACGCGGGGTCTGTGCGTGACTTGTCCGCTATTAGCGGCACGGGTGCGGAGGAAACATCAAGATTTATTCAGGTCTTGGATGACTTCCAAATCTCCGCGCAGGATGTGACCACCGCAACCAAAGCAATGACGAAGCAAGGCCTCGCCCCAACAGTCGAGACATTGGCGAAGCTGGCAGACCAATACAAAGCCATTCAAGACCCGATGGACAGGAACGCCTTTGTTCTCAAGAACTTAGGAAAGGGTGGTTTGAATTGGGTAAACGCTTTGCAACAAGGCGGGGATGCGTTGCGCGAGATGGGCGATGAAGTCAATGCAAATCTGATATTGACCGATGACCAAATCGCCATGTCAGAGCAATCCCGCTTGGCAATTGACGCGCTTTCTGATTCTTGGCAGGGCATAAAAGTCTCAATCGGTGCGGCGGTTGGTGAACAGATCGTGTCTATTCAGACGGGCAAAGAACAGCAAAGAACATTTGCCGAGTATGCCAAGATGGCTGGATTGGGGGCGATGAATGACCGTCAGCGCACGCAATCCATGATGCAATTCAATAAGGTGATGGAAAAAGGCGCGGCGATGACCGCGTATTATTCCAGCCTGCAACAAAACACCGCAGACACGAACGGCGAAGTAGTACAGACCGAAGAAGAAAAGAACGCCGCGTTACAAATGAGTTTATCAGGCGGATTGCAACTTACTCAGATGCAGATTGCGATGCGTGCCAAGAGTCTTGAACTCAATACCGCGCTGACCGAACAAACCGCCGTACTTGAGAAGCTACGCTCGCAAGGATACACAGAGACAGGTAATAAAATCCAAAGTCAGATTGCGGTGGTTGACCAACTCAAAACCGCCATTGCCCAAAGCAACACCGCCAATGAAGCGAGTTATAAATCCTTTGCGTCGTCCGTGCTTGCTGCGAAAGATGCGACACTTGAACAGCAGTTAGCGTTCGCCGTAGCCAGCGGACAAGTGACACAAGGCGCGGCTAATCAACAGATGGCGCAGGATATGGTTGCTGATGCGTTCTTACAAGGTCAAATCTCCGCGCAAACTTACGCCTCTCAGTTGTCCGTACTCATGGCAAAAGTCAATAACATGGACGGCAAGACCGCGAACATGTATATCAATGTCTGGATAAAAGAACACGGCGGCGGAGGCGCGGCGGCATCCATCATTGCACAACAGGCAGGCAATAATGCCAATGTGCAAGCGGGCACGGTTGCGAATATCGGCGGCAATCAAACGATGGGCGGAGCGATTGACGACAACTGGCAGGGCGGGCAGTTGGGCGGTAATTGGACGATGGTTGGTGATAGACCAGGCGGCGGGTTTGTCAAAGGTTTGACGGAACTTATATCCCCGTCTGGTTATGTTTACGATTCCAAGACATCACAGCAAATTTTAGAGTCGGGCATGCTGAACTCTGTCAACTCGCGGGCAGTTGGTGGCGAGGCTGGCGACTATGTAAAACGTACAACCAAATCAACAAAACGCACAGCCACTTCTGGCAATATTCGCCCGAGCGCGTTACGCTTTGGTTCGGGTGATGCTAGCATGATGAACGTATCAGGCGCGGAACTTATCGCCTCCAATGAACAGACCGCCGCTACAACCACACAACAGACTTTGCAGATGCAACAGCAGATGCAGAACTACATCAATCAACAGATCGCACAACAGCAAGCGGGCTTCGATATGCTTGCGGCTGTGTTGATCGGTGAAAATCCCCGCGCTGTCGGTGCGGCAGTATCGGGCGAGTTTGCGAAACTAACATGAGCGAATCATTTACCTCTTGGAACGTGGAAGCATATCTTGACGGGTCTTGGGTCGCCTTGACCCCTGACGTGTTGCAGAACCCGCCGCCCCGCGTGACGGGGATTGGGATTATGAACGACGGTCCACTGGATAGAGTCGGCGGTGCTGGCGCGTTCTCATTCTCGC